TTGCTTTCCCAAAAAGTCCTTACATCGGACAAATTTATTACGATCCAGATTTGAAAAGAACTTTCAGATATGAAGAAAAAGATTTTGGAGATTGTATCTTAAAATCCACTATTGATTGGTTTCACTGGGTTGATATTACAGAAAAAGACATCATTTAAACTTTGTTCCGATGACAGAAAAGCAGTATTACCAAGCACTAGCCAATTTGTCTGACAGATACCTGTTTGAAAATATGTCAAACAGAGAATATGAAAAACAAAGAAATGCTATTGAAACTGCTTATTTAAAAACAATTTACAACAAATAAAAATGAAAAGAATAACATGGGTCGAGTGCCCAGGCTGTAAGACATACAGCGATCAGAAGGTTGTCCGATCTGATAGAAATTCAAAATTTATAATTATTCGTAGGAGAGAATGTTACGAATGTGGACATAGATGGGAAACTATTCAATATCCTGAGATGATAGTCTCTAAACAACAGGCAGCTTACGCTCGTTGCGAGTGATTCTTTTGGTGCTGTCTTATCTGTCTTATAAGTTTTACTTTTTCTATGAATAAACGAAACTTGTAAAATAGTTTATTTTTAATTGGTGGTGTCTGCAATATAGCTAAATGTGCTTCAAGCTCCAGCATACGCATCATTGCGTTAGATAGTACAATTTCGGTTCTTGCATGATTTTTCATCATATCTATGCAAAAAGCCTTCAACTTGTCTATATCATCACAGCCCATAACTTCCCTGCATCTTAATTCAACTGCTAACTGTGTTTCCATTGGCAGAGGAGTTGAGATAAACCTTATGAAGCTGTCATTTTTCATATCATTGAAGATTTGTAGTAGAACCTGGGAACATTCTGGCCTCAATAAATTCGACTGCTTGATCGTCTATTGAGTTATCTGTCTGTTTAGCTATTGCTTTTAGCAGATCCACAATCAATCTTTTCATCGCTTTTGATTTGATGAATACGAGAAGAATAGGCTTTAAAATCTTTACCATTTGTATGTAGCGTCTACTTCTACTTTACCGCTATTTGCCAAACTTGGCCTAAATCCTTATATTTATAGTATATCACTAAGATTATGGCAACTCAAGACCCAAAAACCGACTCACAAATAGAAGAAAAAGAAGAAAAAGAAAGTCCTTCTATATTATCCAACCTTGTCCAGATGATTATACTTTTTTGGAGTTTGGCAGTAATTTCTTACGCATACTTCGGAAATTCAATCAAACAAATTGATACGACCTTCGCTGCTGGATTATTGTCGGCAGTGATGTCTAATATGGGATTACAGGTGAAAAACAACGCAAATGGCAAAAAGAGGCCATTTAATGTAGTATCTAATAAAGACAATAAAGCTGGAATCAAATGAAAAAATTATTCGCTTTACTTTTATTTTTACCCTCGGCTGCTTTTGCTGATATAAAACAAGAGTTTGTTACCTCTGCACAAATTACTGTAGATATGCCCTTCGTTACTACTCAAAAAGTTGGTACGACATATTCATTAAGCGGAAATAATATTACCCCATCTGTAACTGTAGGAGATACAACAACATCAGGAAAAATTGGTGGGATCAATGTTGGCTCGTTATCTAACGGAGTGCCAGCTATGATTCAGACAGACACTACAGTAACAACTTCGGGATCTGCTTTTAGCAAAACAGAATCTGTAATAATGGGAGATGCCACACCATCTGCTGTGACTCCTTCTAGTGGTATCGCAGCATTACCAGTATTAGGTGGAACGACAACAGTGGCTTCGGGAGGAACTGCGGGGAATCTAGCTCTTACGTCATTATCATCAGGAGTTCATACTTGTACTGCTGGTGGATCGGGTACATCTTGCATAGGATCTACTAAAGTCACTATTACGATTGACTAGACTTTGGCTGCTAGTTTTATTAGTATTACCAGTAAGAACCCTTGCTGTACCTATTGTTCCACAATTTCGTTCTGGTTCGAGCCAGACTTCAAGCACTTCAGAATCAGTAATAAATGAAACTATCACGAGCCATCAGTATCGGACAGGATATTCATATTCTGCATCAGGACATAATATTGAAAGTTCCGATCTCAACGGATACATCAATCCTACAGCTACAACTCTTACAGAACAAACAGTTGGAGGGGTAAATTTTAGTTGGACCTCGCCAAATTTAGATGCTGTACCAAGATGGAAAATAACAAATGGTGGAGCAGCTTTCTCTCTTCAAGAAACACTAATTACACCAGGATTAGACACAGTAACGACAATAACAAGAACAATAAATACAACAACTACAACAGAAACTACAACTACCTTTGGGCAGTAGCTTTACTTCTTTGTCCTACAAAGATTTACGCTAATACAACAGTTGCCTCCCCATCTAGTAATGCCCAAGGTGTAGTGAACAATAATGCGACCATGATAACTCCGTCAGCAATGCCATCTTTCCGTATGAGTCAAGGTATTGTTTGTGCTTCTCCTAGCCTAACAATCACTCCTTATGTAACAGATGCTTGGTCATTTAACAGGCCAATAGAACAGGTCACTAGGCAGAACATATATGACGAAAATACTGGAGAGATAAAATATGTTCAAGAGACTCCTAGATTTGAAAAAGATAATTACAATTTGAACTATGGTATCTCTGCTCAGATAAATATTCCACTAGGAAAATCACCAGCTTTATGCCATGAAGCGACCCAAGTAAATATAGAAGCTCAAAGATTATTAATTAAGAAAACTAAGATGGAGATTAGTCTCTATCGTTTGGAGATGTGTGCAAAGCAAGCAAAGCTTGGAGTGACCTTTAAATCTGACACACCAGAGGCAGTTACTTGCCAAAATATTGTTGTTAATATTCCTCCAAATCAAGTTATCCCACATACTCACAAATTAAAGTAGACAAGTCACGGGTATTACACTTATCTACGGATTATTATTTTACACCTTTTTTCTTCTTGGTCAACTTTGTCACGACTTGCTTAACTATCGGCCGTACAAGCTGAAGTACCAATGGTGCAGAAGCACCAACCAAAGCAAGGCTAAAAACCCCAACAAACTGTGGAGCAGAAGGAATGTATTGTTCTTTCCACTCAACTGCTTCATAAAGAGTTATGCACTCACTTCCATCTTGCCCTCTTTCATGCCCAATAACACGTTCCAGCTTTTTATCGTTACGAAAATCTCCTACTCTTTGGTCATTTTTGCCAGGACAGGGAGGAAAAGGTGGTGGGGGTGGTTCAGGTAAGTCAGGAATCTTTGGTTGCTCTGTTTCTGGTAAAGGCGGTGGCTCGTTTTCTACAGGTGCTTCTTCTGTTATTACTAAATTTTCCGGAGAATAATCAAGCGGTATAAAACTAGGGAATGGAAAATCACAGGTAGTAAACACTCCATTAGGATCTTCCAATAATAAATTACGATTACCAGTATTTTTTATATCTCGATGCTGATAAGTACAACCAGGAACATCAATCTCAGGTGGTGCAGTAATAGTTATATAGTGTGGGCTGTATATTTCTGGAACATCTGGAACGTATATCTCAGGAATACTTATATCAGGTATCTCCATCTTCTACATCTCCGATAGAAATAGACCAGCCATCTTCTCCAAAAGTACCTTTTTCTATAATTTTTGGTTTTTTTACTTTTTTATCTAGTTCTTCGTGATATTTTTTTATTTCATTATCTAGTTCTAAATTGAATTTTTGCATACGCAACCAAGTAATTAATTTATCTATGTAGTATTTAACTAGCTTTTTTAAAAATCCAAAGATCATTAGTCGTAAGCATCTCTTCTTTTATATACTTCTACATACGAGTCGCATTTGGGACAGCTAAGATTCGTAACCATTGAGTACTCTTGATATAGTACAGGTTGGAAGTCCTCTTCTATATCAGCATCAGCACCCCAGATAAGCTCTGTATTACAATGCCAGCAGTTCAAATTCCTAATCCTTTTGGTGGTACTGGTAGAGATGGGCCAGTAAGATCAGGTAAGCCTTTTTCCAATACTTTTGGCATCATTCCAGATACGTTATCAAGAATTTCATTCATAACTCTTGATTTGAATTGTTCTGATGTTACATATTTATATGCAAAGTACGTTCCACCACTCATGGAAGCTACCATTACAAATGAAACTATGCTAAGAATATTAGCAATTTTTTGAAACATGATTAAATTTGCAATTTTGAAAGCACTATCTTTTTCAAGT